GACAAATAGATTTAATTAATAGCATTGGCAAAACTGTCATTGTTTGTCCAGACAGAGATAAGTCTGGAGGAAATTTAATTGATGTTGCTGTTGAAAACAACTGGCTAGTAAGTTTTCCACAATGGGAAAACAATATTAAGGATTGTGCCGAAGCAGTAAAAAAATATGGTAGATTGTATACAGTACAATCTGTAATAAATGGTGCCATAGGTAATATGGCAAAAATTAAAGTTTTAAAAAGAATAGGAGCCACAAATGGTTAACGAAAGCAAAAAAGACAAAGATAAAAACGCACAACCTAAGCCACCACAACAACCAATGCAACCAGGTATGATGATGTGGGATGCTGGAATAATGTATTTCAGTGATGGCTTTGACAGTAGCACGACAAAACCAGTAATACAAACAATTATTGAAAAGAACCTAATGCCAAATTCACAAAGACCAAATGAACTTACATTAGTAATTAATTCACCTGGAGGTCAAGTTCATTCAGCATTTGCATTGATTGACACAATGAAAGGATCAGCTATTCCTGTAAAAACAGTAGGACTAGGTATGATTGCAAGTTGTGGACTATTAACATTTATGAGTGGTACGAAAGGCAGAAGAGTTATCACACCAAATACAAGTATTCTATCACATCAGTACAGTTGGGGATCAGGTGGTAAAGAACACGAACTATTTGCAAGAGTCAGAGAATTTGAATTGAGTACAGCAAGAATGTTAGAACATTATAAAAAATGTACAGGTTTAAGTGAAAAGAAAGTTAGAGATATTTTATTGCCACCCGAAGACAGATGGTTAAGTGCCAAAGAAGCTGTAAAGTATGGAATAGCAGATAAAATTGTATCAACATATTAGGAGTAAAAGATATGAGCGACAGATTGAATATTTTATGGGCGTCAATGTGGGGTAATGCCGAAATGGTAGCTAAAAAATTAAACCATATAGCAAAAGAAAAAGGTATAGAAGCTGACTTAAAAGAGCTGGATGATATTTCGTTAAGTGAATTACAAGAGTTAACGAAAGTTGCTATTGTTACTTCAACTACTGGAGAAGGTGATATGCCTGACAACGGACAAGGCTTTTGGGAAAATATTCGAGATGCACAAGGAGTTGCATTAAACAATTTAAAATATGGTGTACTTGCATTGGGAGATAGAGCTCACGATAACTTTTGTAATGCAGGTAAAAAAGTAGATAATCAATTAGATAAATTGGGAGCTCAAAGAGTTATAGAAAGACAAGAATGTGATGGAAACACTGATGGTTCGATTGAATGGTCAGAAAAGTTTTTGGACTTGATTAGCAAATGAATGTCGCACTAGTTGATAAAATGGGAACTGACTTAACTGTGGTAAATGCCGCAAGAGTAAGTTATGCAAAAGGATCCGAATGGGATTCAATTACACCAGCTGGACCTACGCCAGGAGTAATTAAAGAAAAAGATGAAAAGCTTATTAAGTTTCTAGCAGAACATAATCACTGGTCACCTTTTGCTCATTGTAGTTTACAGTTTAGAATTAGTTCGCCTATATTTGTAGCTAGACAGTTAGTTAAGCATCAAGTAGGATTAAGTTGGAATGAAATCAGTAGACGTTATGTTGATTATCAACCAGAATTATTTGAACCAAAAACCTGGAGAGGCAGACCTAAAGATTCTAAACAAGGATCAGAAGGCGTAGTTGAACTAAACAAAAATGAAAAGCATATACTTGACACAACAATGAAACAATGCTTATTAATTTATAAAAATCTAATTGAAAAAGGTATTGCACCAGAACAAGCAAGAATGGTTTTGCCACAATCAATGATGACAGAGTGGTATTGGAGTGGAACATTATACGCATTTGCTAGAGTATGTAATTTAAGATGTGCAAAAGATACCCAAGAAGAAACCAGAGTAATAGCAGATCAAATTGATGAAATATGTGATAACGAATTTCCATCTAGTTGGAAATACTTGCGATCTAAAACAAAAGAGGTTATAATAGAATAATGCCAACAGTATATACAGATGATTTACAAAAACTATTTTTAGAGTTTATGATAACTGATCCTGAGTTATTTGTAAGAGCTAGGAATATTATTAGTCCAGTTTATTTTAGCAAAAAATACTTTGAAGCTGTATCGATGTTTATTGAACATTCAGAAAAATATCAAACATTGCCAACTATAGATCAGATTAAAGCCAAATGTGAATTAGAGCTAAAGCTGGTACCAAATATTGATGAAACACAAAAGCAATGGTTCTTAGATGAGTTTGAAACATTTTGTAGACACAAAGCATTAGAAAGAGCAATCATAGATTCAGCTGACTTATTAGAAAAAGGCGACTATGGTCCTGTTGAAGAAAAAATTAAAGATGCAGTAAGGATTGGATTAACAAAAGATTTAGGAACAGATTATTTTGAAGATCCAAAAGCAAGATTAATGGCACTTAAAGATAACAACGGAACAGTTAAAACTGGTTGGTCTATGTTAGATAAAAAATTATATGGTGGATTTAATAAAGGTGAATTATCTATATTTGCAGGATCATCAGGTGCAGGTAAAAGTTTATTCTTACAAAATTTGGCTCTAAATTGGATAAGTCAAAAATTAAATGTATTATATTTTACATTTGAATTGAGTGAAGAATTGTCAGCAATGAGATTAGATGCAATGGTAACCGGAACACCAACAAATGAAATATTTAAAAAGATAGAAGATGTAGATTTAGCAGTCAGATTAGAAAAAACTAAATCAGGTAATTTCCAAGTCAAGTATATGCCGTCTGGAAGTACTACCAATGATTTGCGTTCATTTTTAAAAGAATATGCTATACAAAAAGGTGTTAAACCAGATGTAGTATTAGTTGATTATTTAGACTTAATGATGCCAATCAGTAAAAAGATATCACCAACAGAATTGTTTATTAAAGATAAATTTGTATCAGAAGAATTAAGAAACTTTGCTGTAGAACAGCAATTAGTATTAGTAACAGCATCGCAGTTGAATAGAGGTGCTATTGAAGAAGTAGAATATGATCAATCGCATATAGCAGGTGGTATTAGTAAAATTAATACAGCGGATAACTTAATAGGTATCTTTACAAGTAGGGCTATGCGTGAACGTGGTAGGTATCAAATACAATTAATTAAAACAAGAAGCAGTGGTGGTGTTGGATCTAAAATAGATTTAGCATTTGACATAGATAGATTACGAATTACGGACCTAAATGAAGATGATGTAGAGATAATGCCAACATCGTCTGATGCATTAGTACAATCAATTAAGAAAAGATCATCAACAGTAACAGAGAAATCAGAGTCATCAGTAGTAGCCGAAAAGACGGAAATTACTAAAGGATTACGTGATTTATTAAAATCGCAACGCCAAACCTTTGATAATAGCCAATAAATGCTGTTAATTTTTTGTAAAAATGTTATAAATATTTCATAAGGCGGTAATTTAGAGCTATGAAGAAACATACACGTACCATATTACAGGAAATTAGTAGAGTAGTTCCTGCTACTGATATGAATAATTTAGTTGAGACTCGTGCTGGCCACGTTATATCATCAGCAATAAATGTGACTAAAATGATATATGAATCATATGATGAAGCAGTTGCTGACGATTTAGTAAAGAGATTTGTTAATAGCATCAAGACAGCAGATCCAAAGAAATTTGAACGTGGTATAAAAAAGTTAAATGAGTCTAACAACAATGAGAGCTAACGATCTATTAAACGAAAATCCAAATCTACACCTTACACATTTAGAAGATTTGGCATTATTTCAAGGTAAGGCAGGTGCCATAAGAGCAGTTGCGTTCTTAAGAAATTTGGCCAATCTAGCTAAAACGTCAAGTACAAAAAAATTTAATGTAACAATTAAGTGGGACGGTTCACCAGCAATAGTATGTGGAACTGATCCTAGTGACGGAAAGTTTTTTGTTGCTACAAAAAGTGCGTTTAATAAAGATGCAAAACTTAATAAAAGTATAGACGATATTA